GCACTTGCAGAAAAAGTGCGCAAAGCTCAGGAGAACCGGGCACTGGTAAAAAATCTGGTGTGCAAAGAGTTTAATATCCGGGAGACTTCCACGGAGTCCTGGCTTACTTTTGAACAGATAGATAATCAGGAGATGTATGACATCAGGGAATTGAAACCCAAGTATGGTATTGGCGGCTGTGATCTGTCAAGTACCACGGATTTGACCTGTGCAACGATGATTTTTATGGTACCTGAAGATGAACACATCTATGTGAAACAGATGTACTGGATTCCGGAAGATCTGTTGGAGAAGCGTGTGCGGGAGGACAAGATTCCCTATGACATCTGGCTGGAGAAGGGATATCTGCGGACCTGTCCTGGGAACAGAATGCACTATAAATATGTTGTGGACTGGTACAGGGAGCTTCAGGAGCAGGATGATATCTACCTGTTTAAGTGTGGGGTAGATGGGTGGAGTGCATCATATTTCGTGGAAGAAATGAAGAACACATTTGGGCAGGCAGTGATTGACCTGGTATTTCAAGGTAAGAAAACATTGTCTGGACCTATGAAGGCTCTGGGTGCAGATCTGGAGAAGAAAAGAGTCATTTATGGAAACAATCCTGTCCTGAAATGGTGCCTGTGTAACACGTCGGTGGACAGAGACAGAAACGATAATATCCAGCCAGCTAAAGGGAAGCAGGGGGCAACGCGCCGTATTGATGGTATGGCAAGTCTGCTGGATGCTTATGTGGAACTTGAAAACTTTTTGGAGGACTATCTGAGCATGGTGGCGTAAGGAGGTGGCGTGAAGTGTGGCCGTTTAAAAGAAAAAAACAAGCCATAAAAAGTGAGAAGACGGATAACAGTGTGCTGCAGATGGTCACTACATATGGGGAGCATTATGTTGCCTGGAATGGGAGGCTTTATGACAGTGACATTGTGCGCTCCTGCATAAGGCCGAAGGTTAAAGCGGCAGGAAAGCTGTCAGGAAAACATATCCGTGCGGAGCCTGGATCATTGAAAGTGAATCCGGATGCGGCTGTCCGGTTCCTGTTGTCGGAACCAAACCCATACATGACGGGGCAGCAGTTTCAGGAGAAGGTGGCAGCGCAGCTGTGCCTGAACAACAATGCTTTCATCCTGGTGGTCAGGGATGTGAATGGCCGGCCCATACAGCTGTATCCGGTACCCTGTGTGATGTGTGAGACAAAATACATAAACGGGGAGCTGTATTTAAAATTTCAGTACAGGAATGGTAAGTCAGGGACATTTCCGTATGCAGAGATCATCCATCTGCGGCAGGATTTTAATGAGCATGACATTTTTGGGGAGAGCCCTGCGCCTGCCCTGGCCTCCATGATGGAGGTGGTCAATACCATAGACCAGGGAATTGTTAAGGCTATCCGGAACAGCGGGATTGTCAGGTGGCTGTTGAGGTTCACCAGTGCCATGAGGCCGGAGGACATCAAGAAAAATGTCAAGGAGTTCGTGGACAATTACCTGAGTGTGGAGAGCGATACCTTTGGGGCGGCGGGTGTGGACGCCAAGGCAGAGGCTGTCAGAATTGAGCCTAAGGATTATGTGCCCAATGCACTGCAGACAAAGGAGACCATAAACAGAATTTATTCTTTCTTTAACACCAATGAGAAAATCATACAGTCGAAATGGTCGGAGGATGAGTGGAATGCCTACTATGAGGCAGAAGTGGAGCCTTTTGCAGTGCAGATGGGGGAAGTATACACCGTCAGGCTGTTTTCCAGGCGGGAGCGTGGATGTGGGAACCGGATAATATTTGAGGCCAGCAACCTCCAGTGCGCAAGCCTGTCCACCAAGCTGGCCTTACAGGCTATGGTAGACAGGGGGGCCTTAACGCCAAATGAGTGGAGGGAGACCTTTAACTTATCACCGGTAGCTGATGGGGACAAGCCTCTCAGAAGGCTGGATACTCAGACCGTGAACCAGATAAGCACACTGCTGGAAGATATGGCAGAAAGGCTGATGGATATGGCACAGGCCGGTACTCTGGACAGCGGAACTTTTGCTGCACTGGCCGGTGTGGTGTCAGGCATCATAACGTATACAGGAGAAAAGGCAGCTTTCGGAAAATCAGAAATTGCAGAAGGGGGAGAATGGGAAAGGGATGAAGCACAGGATCAGCATTCGGGGCGTGATGGTCCCCAATGAGTACAAAGCATACTATGACTATTTTGGGGAGGACTGCACCTGCCCCAAGGATGTGCAGCAGGTGCTGGATAGTTTTCAGGAGGGGGATGAAATTGAAGTCTATATCAATTCCCCGGGAGGGGTTATAGATGTGGGGTCGGAGATTTATACACTCCTCCGAAGCAGGAAGGACAGCGTAAAGATCTATATTACCGGGGAGGCATGCAGCGCCGCCAGTGTGGCTGCTATGGCGGCATACTGCGAGATGTCTCCTACTGCATTGATGATGGTCCATTGTGTGTCAACTTATGTGGGCGGAAATCATTCCAAGATGGAGCACACTGCGGAGGTGCTGCGGACAGCGGACAGGGCTCTGTCCAGTGCCTATGCGGCCAAGAGCGGCATGCCGGAGGAGGAAGTCCTGCAGATGATGGAGCACACTACCTGGCTGACTGCGGAACAGGCCCTGGAGAAGAGGTTAGTGGATGCCGTTATGTTCCAGGCACCGGAACAGAGCCCTCTGGTGGCAGGACCGTTGTTTTCCCTGCCGTCTCCGGAGCAGATGGAGAGGGTGGACAGGGCAGTTCGGGAAGCAGCAGGGCGCACCGCTTCTGCAGCGGCAGTTCGGTTAAATTTTTTGAAATTGAAAGGAGAAAAGCATGAAAAGGAAGCAATATGAAGCGGCGAGAAGGAAGCTGCTGGACGAAGCACAGGCTTTCCTGGATGCAGGGAAGGTGGATGAGGCAAATGCGAAAATGGAGGAGGTAAAGGCTCTGGATGAGCAGTGGGATGCAGCGGCCCAGGCGGCGGCAGATTTCGCGGCACTGAACGGCACCCAGGTTCCTGCAGCGGGAATGTATCTGGAAGATTTCTTCGGCGGAGAAAGCAGAGAAGGCGGACAGGACGATGAGACTCCAGTGACTAAGGCATGGAAGTCTGATGAATATAAGAATGCCTGGGCCAAGACTCTGATGGGGAAAAAACTGAACCAGGTGGAAGAAGAGAAATTCCGTCTGGTCAACGAGGCTTACACCCATACCACCCAGAACACGGCAATCGTTATTCCTGAGACAGTCGCCAAAGGGATATGGGAGATTGCCGGGGAGTACTATCCCTACTTTGCAGATGTCACCAAGACCTATGTGAACGGGATTCTCGCCATGTTGCAGGAGGATACTTCCTCAGAAGCAAAGTGGTATGAGGAGGAGACAGCTACAGAGGATGGGAAGGAGACCTTTAAGGAGTATAAACTTAACGGCTGTGAACTGTCCAGGGCGATTACGGTATCCTGGAAGCTGAAGGAGATGGCCATTGAGGACTTCATTCCCTATATACAGAGGAAAATGGCCAAAAAGCTGGGGGCTGCTGCAGGATACGGAGTCACCCATGGAGCCGGGCCGGAGGCTGTGGGCGGAAAGCCGGAACCCATGGGGACAGTAACCGCGCTGCTGGCAGAAGAAGATACTCCGCAGGTGGCAGAGTACGCCAAAGGAAGCGTGCCGAAATACGATGATATTGTAAAAGCAAGGGCAAAAGTGAAATCCGGGTATGGGGCTGGACTGGCGGTGTATGCGAACTCTTTCACTATCTGGAATAAGATCGCCATGATCATGGATCAGAACAAGCGCCCCTTGTTCGTGCCGGACGTCACCGGCAGCGGACAGTTCCGTATCCTGGGCATGCCGGTGAAGGAGGATGACTCCATGCAGGATGGGGAGATACTGCTGTCCAATGCATCGGATGGATATCACCTGAATGTCAACAAAGAGATAAGCATGATGACAGAAGACCATATAAAGGCGCGTTCCACCGATTATGTTGGTTATGGGATCATGGATGGAAATGTTGTCACAGGCAAGGCCCATGCCCTGCTGAAGGAGGCAGATGCCTGATCCAGAGGCAGGAAAGGGAGGCAGATACCATGATATCAGCCGAACAGATCCGGAAGAAGCTGCGGATCAGCCATGCCCACATGGATGAGGACATAGCGGACAATATTGCTGCCGCCCGGCTTGACATGGGCCGGGTGGGCATCAGCGGGGAGGCGGATGATGCTCTGACGGACAAGGCTGTGGAGCTGTACTGCAAGGCACAGTTCGACTACCTGGGGAAAGGAGAGCAGTTCCAGCTAAGCTATGAAAGCCTGCGGGACGCCATGAGCATGACAGAGGAGTACAGATGTGGGGGGGATCCTGATGCGGGATGAAGTAATATTTTTTATGGATCTGGTTCCGTCTGCAGGCAGTGCGGCGCCATGCCGGGATGAATTTGATGATCCTGTTATGGTGCAGCAGCTGTCAGACGCAGTCTATGCAGAGCTCAAATCCATCAGCCAGAGCGAGTTTTACCAGGCCCAGACAGCAGGAGTAAAACCGGAAATTAAGTTTGTCATTACGGACTATCTGGACTACCAGGGACAGAAATATCTCATCCATGGGGGAATGAGGTATTGTATCCTGCGAACTTACCGGACTCGAAGCAGAGAACTGGAGATTACATGTTATGGGGGTGTGAGGGATGCCGCTGCCGCCGTCAGTGACGAGGGTGACTAAGGATGGGCTGAAAATCGTATCGAACGTGGACAGGTGCGCCTATACCATAAGGGAGCTGACCCGGGCGGCCCTCAGGGACGTGGGCAAGTATGTCTGCATCACGTCCAACAAGGCCGCACAGAAGCTGTACCACAACAGCATGAAAAAGTCCAGGCGCGTCAGGGGCTCCAAGGGGGCCTTCCAATACTGGGCCAGGAAGAAGGAGGGGGACCTGCTGGTGGGGATCAAGCATGGGACATGGTACGGCACGGAGCAGGAGCTGGGCTCCAGCAGGATGAGGAAGCATGGAATCCTGACAGGCGCCGTACAGGACAATGTCCCGGACATCATCAGGATAGAGAGCCAGTACCTGTCGGCCCTGGAGGATGAGGCCAGGGCC